CGTCAAGGTCCGCTCCGGCCTGGTCGGGCCGCCCGGGCGGGATGGGGCCCCGGGTCCTCGCGGATTGCCGGGGTCCTCGACGACCATCATCGGCACGTTTGGCCGCCAGCGCACCCCCGACGAGCTCCCGGCGACCGGCATCATCCCGCCCGATTGGGACGGCGAGGGCAGCCCGGCGGTCGAGCTGCAGCTGCAAACCGGCTGGTCGCTGGTCTACTCCGGTACCTCGCCGGATTGGGGCAGCGGAGATTTCTGGATCTTCGTCGGCGTCGGGAACATGCAGCCGCCGGTGCCGGGCTGGATCGAGGCCCCGGGCGGTTTGCAGGGCCCCCCGGCCCGGATGGCCCACCCGGCCCGCCGGGCGAGACCGGCGAGCGCGGTCCGGTCGGTGCGGTCGGCGTGCAGGGGCCCGCCGGGCCTACCGGCAGCACTGGCCCGCAGGGCCCGCAAGGCCCGCTCGGACCGGTCGGCGACCGCGGGCCGCAGGGTTTCCAAGGGCCGCCGGGTGCCGATGGGGCGCAGGGGGCGCAGGGGGCGCAGGGCCCGCCCGGCGACACGGGGCCCCCGGGCCCGCAGGGTGACCCCGGGCCAACCGGCGCGCAGGGCCCGGCGGGGGTGCAGGGCGCTACCGGGCCGCAGGGCCCGCAGGGTGAGCCGGGCGAGGTCACGCAAGCCGACCTCCTAACCCAACTAGCGGCGTACCTCCCGCGCTCGGGCGGCAGCATGACCGGGCCCATTTACCTCGGGCCAGGATTCACGCCGATTATCGATGACCAAGCGGCGCCGAAAAAGTACGTCGATGACCAGGACGTTTTCCTGTGGACGATGCTCAATGACCGGATCACGGCGCTCGAAGCGAACGTGACCGCGATCCTTGCCGCGTTTAGCTCGTTCCGATTCTTCGAGCTCGGCGCCGATGTGAACGTGCCGGACGGGCCCCCGGTGCTCCTGACTAATCAAGTGCTGCCGGTTGGCACATGGACGGTCTCGGCTCACGTCGCCGCCGAGCTCTTGGGATTGCCTACCAGCGCATCCCGCGTGCTGACGCTCTACGTCGCACCGCTCGGACAAGTCACCGCCGAGGGCCCGCGCTCTACGCAATTGACCCTGCACCAGGCCTTGCCTTACGGCGCCGCAGTGGTCGGGCCGGTCCGCTTCCGGGTGACGGGCCCGGCTAACGCGGTCCTGTACGCGCGGGTCGATGCGGTGCCGGGTCAAGAGGGCCCGAGTATGGGGGTCACGATCAAAGCGTCTACTTCGATCGCGCCGGTTCAGGGCGGCGCATCCTCGCTCCTGGCATCGGGGGGGATCTCGTAGGGGGCGAGGTAGGGTAACCCCGGCGGTAGGGGTAGGGTCCGGGTCGAGGGGGGCCGACCGGGTGTGAGCCGGCCCCTCCCGGGTGCATGGGCGAGTTTTGGGGGGGGGGGGGCGGGAGATATGTCCCCTGCTGGGTTTAGAGCAGGCTTTCCACCGGAAACGCGCCCGTTTGTCCGAAAAACCAAGGATCGGAGCCATAATCGGACACAGTGTCCGAAACCGCGCTGAAACCGGCTGCGTCGACGTTCCGCGGCTACTCGTCGCGACGGGTGCAGCCGGCCGGGCGCCAGCCGTGGCCCAAGGTCCCGAGGCGGGGCGGGCCGAAACCGCGCGAGGTCGTCGCGTGGCTGCGGGATTGGCTGCCGTCGGATCTCTTTCGGGTGCTGGCCTGGTACCAGGAGGTCATCGAGGAGCTGTACGGGACGCGGCGGCCGACGCAGGCGGTCGTGAGCATCGGTCGGGGGAACGGCAAATCGACGTTCGCGGCCGGGCTCGGCGTGTTCGAGCTCATGGGGCGCGGCGAGCTGCAGCCGCAAGTGCTGAACGTGGCGACCAGTTTCGGGCAGGCGCGGATCGTGTTCGACCAGGCGGTCGCGATGATCGAGGCGTCGCCGGAGCTACGCTCGCGGGCGCTCTCGCGCTGGTACGGCGCCTATACCCGGATCGAGGTCCCGCAGCTGGGCGGCGCGATGCAAGCGCTCCCGACGCGCGACGCGCGGAGTCTGCAGGGCTATACCCCGAGCCTGGCCGTCGTCGACGAAATCGGATTCATAAACGCGGCCTCGTGGGCGGCGATGGCGCAGGCGATCGTGAAGCGCCGGCAGGCCCAGGTGCTCGGGATCGGGACGCCGGGCCTCGGCGAGTCGGGCCTCATGTGGCGACTGCGGGCGCTGGCGCGGGAGGACCCGCACCCGGGCCTGCTCTATCGCGAGTATTCGGTGCCGGACGGGACGCCGATCGACGACGAGCGAGCATGGCGGGCGGCGAATCCGGGGATCCGCTCGGGGGTCAAGTCAATCGCGGCGATGCGGGATCTCCTGCACAGCTCGAGCGAGGAGGACTTTCGGACCTACCAGCTCGGGCAATGGACGCAGGCGGCCTCGCAATGGCTCCCGCCCGGGTCCTGGGACGCGCTGCCGGTGTGTGAGGCGCCGCCGGCGGGCGCCGAGGTCGTGCTCGGTTTCGACGGCTCGGCGAATAACGACTCGACCGCGCTCTGCTGGGCGAGCGCCGACATGGTCGGGCTGGTCGAGCTCTGGGAGCACCCCGGGGATCCCTCGTGGCAGGTCCCGCGGGACGCGGTCAAGGCCCGCATTCGGGAATGCTTCAAGCGCTGGCGGGTGCGGGTGCTGGCGGCCGACCCGTTCGGCTGGCAGGACGGGCTCGAGGAGCTGGCGCGGGAGTTCGGCGACCGGCGGGTGACGCAGTATCCGACCAACTCCTACGGACGCTTTGCGCCGGCGTGTGACCGGTTCTACACGGCGGTCAAAACCGAGACCTTGCGGCACGATCACGCGCCGGCGCTGGCGCGGCACATCGCGAACGCGATCCCGCGCCCGGGCCCCAAGGGGACGGCGATCGGAAAGGCATACGCGAGGGCGAAAGACAAGATCGACGCCGCGGTCGCGGCGGTCGTGGCGCACGACGTCGCGCGGTCGATGCGGGTCGGCGAGCCGCGGGAGGCGATGTACCTATGAGCGAGCCGCTGCGGCCACCCGAGGAGGAGCTACTGCACCCGGCGTTTTACCGGGCGGTCCGGCGCTGGGCGCTGCTCGTGTTCGGGCTGGCGATCCTGGTCTACGAATGCGTGACGCCGGGCGACGCGCGGGCGCTGCTCGGGCTCGAGTCGCTGGCGCTGCTGGGGCTGAACGAGACCGTCGAAATGTTCGCACCGAGGTTCCGCCGTGTCTAAGAAACACCCGAACCGAAACCGCCAGCTCGGCGGTAACACGTCGCCGGCCGAGGTCCAAATGACGGTGACCGGCGGCCCGCAGGCGCAGGACTGGCCGGGCTGGTGGTGGTCGAATCCGACCTACCGCAACGTGTCCGACTCGGAGGCGATCTCGATTCCGTCGGTGTGGCGCTGCGTCGCGCTGGTCGCGGGCCTGGTCGCGGGTATGCCGATCCACGCTTACCGCGATTACGACCGGCTGCCGGAGCCGCGGCTACTGGCGACCCCGCACCCCCAGCTATCGCGGTTCGAGGTCTGGTTTCAGCTGCTCGCGGATACCCTGCTGAACGGGAACGGGATCGCGCTGCTCGGCGATTGGGACGAGCTCGGCTATCCCCGGTCCATGGAACCGATACCCTGTCTCGCGGTCGGGGCCCGGACAATGGGGGCGACCGTGCTCGAGTACCGCTACCAGGGGCGGGATCTCGACCCCGCCGGGGTCCTGCACTTGCGCTCGTTCCTGCACCCGGGGACGCCGTTCGGGATCGGCGCGGTGCAAGCGCTGGCGCAAGCGCTCGGGGGCTCGCTCGAGACCCGCGACTACGCGGCCGGATGGTTCAGTAACGCCGGCATCCCCTCGGGCGTGTTCAAGGTCCACGAGCTCTCGGTCACGCAGGAGCAGGCCGACGAGCTACGCCGGCGCTGGCGCGAGCGACACTCCGGGCCCTACCCCGAGCCCGGCGTCCTGAACGAGGTAACCGACTTCCAACCGGTCGCCGTCAACCCCGCCGAATCCCAGCTGGTCGCCGCCCGGCAGGCGAACGATTCCGACGTCGCGATGATGTTCGGGGTGCCGCCGAAGTACGTCAACGCGGCGCAGCGGTCGATGACCTACTCGAATACCGAATGGGAGCGGCGCGAGCTCGTCGACTTCGCGCTCATGCCGTGGATGCAACGCGGCGAGCAGGCGATGACCCGGCTGCTGCCTGGTCGGCAATTCGCGCGCTTCAACCCCGACGCGCTCCTGCGGGCGGATACGACGGCCCGTTATGCGGCCTACGAAAAAGGCCTGAACGGCGGCTGGCTGACGATCGACGACGTGCGCCAAAAAGAGGGGCTCCCGCCGCTCGGCGAGCCCGCAACCCCAGCCCAAGGGCGGGAGGACGAACCGCGACGATTGGAGGTGATCGGACGATGAGCGAGTACGAGGTCCTGAATCGGCTATGGGGCGCCGGCGAGCGGCGCTGTCACTGGCCGGCGTGCGAGGAGGTCCGCACCGGGCCTAGCTCGCGCTATTGCGCCGAGCACACGCGGCGGGCGGCCGAATGGCTGCCGGGGATCCCGCAGGCGCCGGGCCAGCGGATTCACGTCCGGTCGGCGGTCGCCGCGCCGGCGCCGGCGGCCCCACCCGACGGTTTGCATACGCGGAGTTTCGACTCGGCGCTGCGGGTCCGCGAGGAGTCAAACGGGCGGGCCGTGCTCGAGGGGATCGCGGTCCCATGGGGGATCACCGCCGAGGTCGCCGATTGGGACGGCAGCTACACCGAGTCGTTTCAACGCGGCGCGTTCGCGAAAACGATCCGTGAGGGCGTGCAGCGGGTCAAGGTCCTGGTCCGGCACAACCGCTACGATCCGTCGGCACTGGTAGGCCGGGCACAGGCGCTCACCGAGGATTCCGAGGGGCTCTGGTGCGAGCTCATGCTCGGCCGGTCGGACGAGGCGCGGCGCGCGCTCGAGGACGTCGAGGACGGGCTGCAGGACGGGCTCTCGATCGGGTTTAAGCCGATCCGTGACAAGTGGAACGAAAAACACACGGTCGTCGTGCGGGAGGAGGCGAAGCTCGTCGAGATAAGCCTCACGCCGTGGCCGCTGTACGAGGACGCAGGAGCGACGGTCAAGCGTGAGGAGCCGCCGGCGGTGTTGGATCAAATGCGGCAATACGTCGACGCCGTCCGCGAGCGGCGCGCGTGGGAGGTCTGAGGTGACGATCGAGCAGCTGGCGACGGACCCGCTCGCCGAGTTCTGTCGCGAGGTCTCGAGCATGGGGCCCCGGCGCCAGCGCGTCGAGCTGGCGCTCCCGCTCGAGCGGGCGGCCATCACCGCGCCCGGGACCTCGGTCCCCGAGGCCGGCTACCCCGCGCCGCGGCGGCACCCGTCGGTGCTCGCCTACTGCCGGCGCGTTCCGGCGACCTCGGGCTCGGCGTTTGAATACACGATCTCGTCGGGCCCGCTCACCGCCGACGACGTCGTCGAGGGGGCGACGAAACCCGAGACCGAGCCGGGCCTGACGCCGGCGACGGCGCGCCTGCGGACGCTGGCCGCCTACCTGCGGATTAGTCGGGCGGCGCTCGAGGACGGCTCCGAGGCGCTGGTGCGGGGCCTGCTGCAGGAGGCGCTCGACCGGGGCCTCGAGCGGCGGATCTTCCGCGAGGTCGCGGCCATTGCGACGAGCGCCGGCAGCGGGTCGGCGTTGACCGTCGAGGCGCTGCAGGGGGCGCTCTCGGCGGTCGCCGGCGCGGGCTACCTGCCGACGGCTATCTCAATCACCGCCGATCACCGCTACACGCTCCCGCCGGCGGTCCGCGAGGGGGCCTTTTACGACGTGCGCCTGGTGCTGGCGCCGGCCGGCTCGAGCGGCGACGTCGCCGCCATCGTCGGCGACTGGCAGAGTTGCATCGTCGCGCAGCGCGGGGTCGGCTCGGTCGAGGCCGGATACCAGGACCAGGCGAACATGATCCAAAATCTCGTGACGCTGCGGATCGAGACCGAGGTCGCGGTCGTCGTCACTGCGCCGGGGGCGTTTGCGACGGTCGAGGCGACCGGCTAGGAGCGGCCAACGCGCTGAGAGCAAATCTAAGGCCCTAAAACGGGGCCGGTCGTCCACCCGTGGCCTCGGGGGCCGTTTCGGGAAGCGTGGGCTAAGGGTGCCTGCACACGCGGGCGATTTGGTACGATCCCGCCCAATAACGCCGGGTACGCCGGAGCGCTCGCCGGAGCCCACGCCGGACCCCTCGGGCAGGGGCACCACCTGGGCCACCACCAGCGCCACCACCTACCGCCATTAGGTCGGTTTTCCCATGACCGGGAAGGTGAGTGATGAATCCGGTAATCGAACGGCTAAAGGCACGGCGCGATGAGCTGCAGGGCTCGCTCGACGCCATCGTCACCCGACACGAGGACGGCTCGACCCCGACCGAGGAGGAGCGTGCCAACTTCGACGAGACCCGCGCCCAGCTCGAGCTCGTCGACGCGCGGCTGCGTGAGCTGGCCGAAAACGAGCGGGCCCGGCGCGAGCACGTCGCCCGCATGGCAGAGCTCGAGGGCGACCCGCAGGAGCGGCGGCCGGGCAACGCCGACCCGCCGGCCGAGGACCTCAGTTGGGGCGAGCGGTTCATCCGGTCGACCGCGGTCGCCGACTACCTGACCCGCAAGCGCGGGACGTCGGGCTCGGTCGAGCTCGGGCCGCTGCTCTGGCGCGAGTCGCCGGCGCAGCAGGCGCCGATTACGTCGGGCCAGCTCGGGATTGTCCCGATGCGGCTCCCGGGGATCGTGGGGCCCGCCGAGGAGGATTTCTCGGTCTTGCGGCTGATCGGCGCTCCGGTGCCGACGACCTCGAACGCGATCGACTACCTCGAGGAGACGCTCTACACCGGGACGACTCCGCCCTATCCGATCGACGCACTCCGGCCGCCCTACCAAGAGGGCGCCGTGACGCCGAAAGACGAGCTCCAAATGAACTTCGTCCTGCGGACGCAGCCCGTGCGGACGATCGCGCATTGGATCCCGGTAACCAGGCAAGCGCTCGACGACATGCCGACGCTGCGGGCCTACGTCGACGGCCGGCTGCGCTATGGGATCACCCGCAAGGTCGAGGCCCAATTTCTGAACGGGGCCGGGACCGGGCAAGAGATCCTCGGCATTCGGAACGCTGGCATCGGGACCTCGACGCACGCGGCATACAACGATGACCCGATGGCCTGGGTCGAGGCGATCATCCGGGCCGCAAACGCGGTTTCGGTCCGCGAGTACGACGCGAACGGGGTCGTGATGAATAAGGCCGACTTTGGCCTTATGACGATCGGCCTCGCCCAGCGCTGGACCGCGCTCGGCGACCGGATGGTGACCAGCGGGCCCGGCGGGCTCTCGATCTACGGGCTGCGGGTCGCGACCTCGAACAAGCTCCCGACGGGGCGAATCCTGGTCGGCGACTTCACCTCCGGCGTTTCGGCGTTCGACCGGCAGGACACGCGGGTCCTGGTGGCCGACCAGCACGCCGATTTCTTTATCCGAAACCAGTACGTGCTCCTGGCCGAGACCCGGGTCGCGCTGGCGACGTTCACGCCGCTGGCGTTTCACGAGGTCACGCTGACGCTGACCGATCGGCCGGACCCGGCACCACCCCTAGACGCCGGCGGCGCGGCAGGCACGACCAGGACCCGGAGTCGCTGACGTGGCCGAGGGGACGTGGGCCTCGGTAGCCCAGCTGAAAGACCAGCTCGGGATAACCGACACGACCGACGACGACATGCTCGCCCAGAAACTCGACGCGGCCCATCGTCACCTCCTGCTCATTGCGGACCCGGCACTGTTGCCGGGTCCCGATGAGCCCGCGCCGGCCGACCTCGCCGAGGCCGAGACGATCTACGCAGCCCGGCTCTACACGCGCAAGGATTCCCCCGAGGGCGTCGCCGGCTGGGGCGAGCTCGGGGTGATCCGGCTGCGCGACGACCCCGACGTTCGGCGCCTGATCGGGCCCTACCTCGATATCCCGGTCGGGTAATGGTCCCGGTTGCCTCGGTGCGCGTCGTGCTGGCGGGCCTGCTCGAGGCGATCCCGGCGGTGCATGTGTACCCCGAAATGCCGGATACCCCGGTCCCGCCGGCGCTGGCGCTGCGGCTGGTTAGCGGGATCACCTATCGCAACGGCGCCCAGCCCTATGACGTGACCGTGATTCCGGTCGCGTGCATCGTGCCGCGACCGGATTCGATTCGCGGGCAGCGCGCGCTCGACGACCTGGTCGGTGCGGTCGAGGACGCGCTGCTCACCGTCGACCCGCCGCGCCCGATCGAGCGGCTAAGCCTGGTCGAGGCGACGAATTACCGGGTCGAGCAGCAGGGCGCCAGCAGCTACATGACGGCCGATGTTCGCGTGGAGGTGTGGACCTAATGTCGATGATTGGAGCGCGGCCGAACGCCGCCGCACGGGGCGGGCCCGGCGATTGGAAGGTCTTTAGCCCGCGGCGGCCGGGCGACGTCACGGTCAAGATCGGCGAAGTCGAGTTCGACGGATTCTCGCGCTCGGTGAGCCTCGAGCCGACGACCCCCGACCCGGAGGTGTTGCAGTCTTTCGGGGGCCCGATACAGAGCCCGGCCGGCCTCGCCTCGTGGACGCTCAATTTCGGCTCCTGGCATGACATGAGCGACGACGGGACGGACGCCGAGCTGCAGCCGTTGATCGAGGCCGGCGACCCGGTCGATTTCTCGATCATCGCCGGCGAGCGGCGAGCAACCGGGAAGGTCTACCCCGAGGCCTACACATGGGGCGGCGAGGCCTCGTCGCCGTGGGAGTTGGATCTCGCCTGGCCGGTCCTGGGCCAGCCGGTATTCGACGAGGCGCCGGCGCCGCCGGCGAACGGTGCGGCCAGCGCTAAGGCGAAGTAGTGCCGGCTCCCACCCTGCACCTACGAGGGGGCCCGGAGACGTCGGCGAAGATCATCCGGTTTGCCGAGCGGAACCTGCCCGACTCGCTGAAACGGACCGCGGAGGATTCGGCGAAGCGCCTCGGCGATACCATCCGGCGGGCCCAGCCGACCGACTCGGGCCAGCTGGCGCGCTCGGTCAACGTCACCCCCAAGCGCGACCAAATCGAGGTGACGCTCGGCGGGCCCGGGCTCCCGTATGCGGGGTGGATCGAGTTCGGCGGCTCCCGGGCCACGGCGCGGACCGGGGGCGGGCTCTCGCGTGCGGGCCTACGCATGGCGCGGTCGGCGGGCCTGCTCTCTGGCGGCCGACCGTTCGTCAAGACCGGGCGCACGATCTACCCGGCGATCAAAGCGCTGCGCGCCGAGCACGAGAAACGGACCGCAGCCGACCTCGAGCGCGAGGCCGCAGGGGCGCTCCGATGACGGAACCGAACGGCATACCCGCGTTCGTCGTGCTCGAGCAGGGGGGCGCGCTCGGCTTTACCCCGAACGAGCTCCGGCTCCTGAAAGCGACGACCGGAAAGACCCTGCAGGACATGGACGAGGCCGATACGACGCAGGTCGCGGTATGGGTCCGGCTCCGGCGCGAAGGGCATCCCGAGGTGACCTGGGAACAGTGCGGCGATATCGAGGTCCGCTACGTGCCCGCGGACCCTCAACCGAGCGCGTGATGCTGAACATGGCCGTCTTTTGCCGGTTCTGGCGAATGACGCCGCCGGAGTATTACGCGCTCGATCCGCTCGAGCTCCGGGCGATGCTCCGGGTGATGGACGAGGAGGCGCGGGCGATGAAACGGGCCCGGGCGCAGCGGGGCCGGCGGTAGCGCCATGGCACCGCAGATAACGGTCGCCGTCGGCTGGGATGACTCGGCGGTCAAGTCTGGCGTTCAGGGGACAAACCAGCAGCTACAGGGGATGGGCGACCAGTGGAAGGGGATGCTTACCCAGCTGGCGACGTTCGCGGCCGGGATCTTCACAGTCGCCAAAATCAAGGAGTTTGCCGCCGATTCGATGCAGGCGGCGGTCGACCTCAATAAGACCGGATTTCAGGTCGCGCAGGTTTTCGGGGCGGCGTCGGGGCAGGTAACCGAGTTCGCAAAAAGCGCGGCGACCGGGCTCGGGCTCTCACAGGCCGAGGCCCAGCGGATGAGCTCGAGTCTCGGGCTCCTGCTACAGAACATGGGCCTAAACCAGCAGCAGGCGGCCGGCATGTCGACCGAAATGGTGACGCTGGCGGCCAAGATGGCGGCGTTTCACCAGGCCGACCCCTCCGACGTCCTGCACGCGATACAGAGCGGCCTCGCCGGCAACACCCGCGGGCTGCGCGAGTACGGGATTTCGCTCGACACCGCGCGGATACAGCAAAAGGCGGTCGAGCTGGGGCTGATCGAGCAGGGGGGCGCGCTCGACGCGGCGTCGAAAGCGCAGGCGAGCTACGCGCTCATCATGGAACAGACGACCGCGGCGCAGGCGGCCGAGATCTCACAGGCGAAGATCTACGAGGCCCAGGTCGAAAACCTGCAGGCAGCGATCGGTAACGCGCTCCTGCCGGCGAAAAAGTCGCTGCTGCAAATCGCAAACCAGCTGCTCTCGGCGCTCACTCCGTTAATTGAGGCGATCGCCGGTAACGAGGTCGTGATCGGGATTCTCACCGTCGCTATTACCTCGATCGTCGTCGCGCTGACGGCGGCGAAAATCGCCATCGGGATTTACTCGACGGTCACCTCGCTTGCGACCATCATCACGACTCTGTTCGGGGCCTCGTTCCTGGCCGCCGTGTGGCCCATTGCGCTGATCGTGGCCGGGATCGTGGCGCTGGTCGCGATCGTGATTTGGGCCTACCAAAACGTCGATTGGTTCCGAAACGCGGTCAACGCGCTGGGCGACGTCGTGCTCCGGGTCGCGGCGTGGATACGCGACGCGCTGGTCGGGGCCTTTAACGCCGTCGTGGGGGCGATCAAATGGGTTGCCGAATGGGTCCAGTGGCTCGGCGGCATCCTCGAGGGGCTACTCGGGAAGCTCCGCGACGCGCTCTCGCTGGGGGGCCGCATCCCGGGTATCGGAGGCCTGTCGCTGCAAGTGCTCTCGCCGACGCCGGCCTGGTCGCCGCTGGTGCTCGCCGGGACCGCGCTCTCGAACCCCTATGCGGTCACCGGGCCGGCCGAGGCCACCGAGGAGCTGATCTCGGGCGCGAACCGGCCGAATTACGTCCTGAACCTGTACCCCCAGCAGGCCGATCTAACCGAGGTCCTGGTCGCCTTCCGCCGGTTGGAGCTGCTTGGGTCATGATCCCCGACCCCTACCCCGACACCGAGACCATGCGCTACGTTTCGCTGGGCGGGTCGGTCGAGTTCCTGATCCGAACCGGCGTTCTGGGCCGGCTCATGCCGCCGGTTGCGATCTTCGAGGACCCGAGCCCGGCGGGCCCGGGCGGCCGCTACTACGCTTCGCGCCACCTCACGCGCCCGGTCGACGTCCCGATCGTCGCCCCGCCCTACTTCCGTGGCCGCGAGGAGCTACGCCGCTGGGCGCGGGTGCTGGATCCCAGCCACGGGCCCGGGCGCCTCGAGCTGGTGCGCGGCGACTACGCCGGCCGCTACCTGCGGTGCATTTACGAGGCCGGGCTCGACGTCGTCCCCGAGGACGGGACCTCGACCTCACTCCCGGCGCGGCTGCTGTTTCGGGCGATGGAGCCTTACTGGCAAGCGCAGGAGCCGGTCGAGTTGCGCGTCACGCTGCTGGGCCAGACCGAGCAGTGGTTTCCGATCTTCCCCCTCACGCTCGGCCGCTCGAGCGCGCAGGGCCAATTCGACGCATGGAATGAGGGCGACGTCGACTGCTGGCCGGTGTTCACTCTCCGCGGGCCAGGGAACGATATCCGGCTGACCAACCGGACCAGTGGCCGCCGTATCGCCTCGACGTCGCTCACGCTCACGGCCGGGCAATTCCTGCTGATCGACACGCGCGTCACGCATAAAACCGCGCTGGTCTATGAGGGGGCCCAGGTCCGCGACGTGTTCGGCGAGCTGACCGACGATTCCGAGTTCTGGCCGCTCGAGCAGGGCTTGAACGATATACAGCTCGACGTCGGGCTCGCGTCCGAGCAGACCGAGATCGTCGCCGAATACACGCTGCAATACCTCGCGCCATGAGCGCCGAGCCCGACCTCGCCCGTCCCGATCCCGAAGTCATGCGCCGGCGTGAGAGCGTGCTCGCCGGCCGGCGCGCCGAGACGTTTCCGGGCTCGGTCAATCGCTGGGCGATCTATGTGACCGACCTGTACGGCTCGCGCCTGGCCGAGCTCGACTCCCTCGATCACGCGCTGTTCGTGATCCGGCATAACGACGTCGACCAGTTCGAGATATACGGGCACCGCGACCTGCGGGCGGTGCATATCCTGCTCGCGACCGAGCATGTCGGGATCGAGCTCGCCTGCAATAACGAGCCCGTGATGACGGGCCCGGTCACCTATATCGAGGCCTCGAGCGAGTCGCAAGGGCGAGTGACGATCTATGGCGCCTCGGACAAGATTTGGGTCCGCGCCCGCGTCGCCCATCCGCAGCCGCTAACGCCGCAACCGCCGTTCAACATGCAATCGCACGACGTCCTGACCGGGCAGGCGACGACCGTTATCCGAAACCTGATCGACCGCAACGGAGGGCCCGGCGGCAACCCCGACCGCTATATCGAGGGCCTGCAGTTGGGCGTCGACCCCGCCTATGGCGGAATTGTCAACATCGCCGCCCGCTGGCAAAACCTCCAAACCCTCGTCTCGAGCATCGCCGACACCGCCGGCATCGGCTGGACGATCATGCGAAAGCAGCTGCAGTTCTACCGCCCGTCGCAGCAGGTGCGGGCGGTGTTCGCGGTCGATTACGAGACGCTCCGCGACTACCGGGCCCGGACCAAGTCACCGGACGCGAATTACGTCTATGCGGGCGGGCAGGGCGAGCTCGCCGCGCGGATGATCGCGGTCGCCGGGGATGATGACTCGATCGACCGCTGGCAGCGCTGGGAGGAGTTCATCGACCAGCGCCAGCAGGAGGAGGAGGACCAGCTGCAGGCGGCCGCCGAGGCGGCGCTCGAGGAGTTCCGCGACCGCGACACGGTCGACGCCGAGCTCACCGACACGCCGGCGCAATTCTTCCCCCGTGACTACGGCCTCGGCGACCAGGTCCTCGTGCGGATCCCCGAGGGGCTGACGTTCGAGGAGCAAATCCGCGAGCTGCGCGTCGAGCTCGAGTCGGGCAAGCCGCCGCGGATCCGGGCCGCCGTGGGGCAGATCACCGCGCTCGGGGTCTTTACCCGGACCAATCGCACCGAGCGCCGCGTGCGCCAGCTAGAGCGTAACGAGGCCTCGATCTCGCCCCTGCTCTCGGCGAGCGCGCGCATCGCCGCCGACACCGAGCAAGTGCTGCAGCCGGGCCTCGTCTACCGGCCAATCCTCATGCGCTTGGATTGGGCCGAGACCCCGGGCATCCTCGGCTACTCGAGCCCGGATGCGATGTACGTCGGCGTCGACGGGCTCTTTCGGTTCAGCGCGAACGTCCGTTTTCGAGACCTGACCTCGGCCGCCTACGCCGACAATAACCCTCGGGCCTATGCGGTCATCCTGATCTCGCAGCCTCCCAACCTCGGCATCGCCACCGCCTACCAGGGCGGCGACGTGGGCCCGCTGGCGTTTTTCGGGACGCGCTTCACGCAGCCGTTCTACTTGGGATTTTCCCCATTCGCGCACCTCGAGGTGACGCGCAACATGCGCGCCGGGAGCTACGTCCGCCTGGCGGTCGCGCTCGCCTCCGAAAACGGGCAGACGGTCACGACGCAGACAGAGGGTGTGGGCAACCTCGACGCGACTCCGGTCTGGTTGGTGGGGACGATGCTCCGACGCAAGGTCGACAGCGGGGCCTCGCTGGTGCGCACGGGCGACGCGCCGCCGGCGCCGCCGATCGAGATAATTCGCGGGCTGGCAGGAGGTGACATTCATGTCGGCGCTTGACTTGCACGAATACTTCCCCTACGACTCGGGCCCGGGCGCCAACTCAACCGAGCTCCGCTGGCGGAAAATGGCGCAGCTCTGGGCCCCCTCGGGCGTGCTGTCGGGAGGTTTCGCCTATAGCAACACGGGCGATGCGTTCACCGTGCAGCCGGGCGTCGTTTGGCTAGGTGGGCAATACGGCGAGCTGACGTCGGCGGTGACGATCGGGACCAGCTCGACCGGATGGCTGGTTTTCCGCAATGACACGCTGGCCTCGAAAATCGAGCTGGTTTGGAGTACCGGCCCCGACATGCCGGCGGACACGCCGACCGTGTTCTATGAGCCGCTACTCTCCCGCGCGGTGGTCGGCGGCATCATCGACCGCCGCCGATGGATCGACCGTGGCCCGATCGGGCTACTCGTCCGGGCCACGAGTACCGCGATTCAAACCGGGATCCCCGCGAGCACATGGACCGATCTAACCGGGCTGACGATCACTTACACAATCCCCACGACTCGACGGATCCGGGTCGTCGCCGAGGCGACATATGCCAAGAGTTCGGCCGATGGCACCGGGCAGGCGCTTATCGCGATCCGTAACGCGAGCGATACCGAATTGGTCAGGCGCAACACCCGGCTAGAGTCCGGCAGCGAGATATCGGTGCGCTGCGAGCACATGCTGAACCAGGCTGCGGGGACCATAACGCTAAAGGCCTCGGCGTTCAGCTTCACGAGCTGGTTAAACACTGCGAGCACCCCGACGATGCCGGCGCAAATCTACGCCGAGGACCTCGGGCGAGCCTTCTAGGGGAGCTGCCATGAACATCACCGAGCGACTGAGCCCGAACCGCACCAGCGGCCGGGGCGGGCGGGCCATCGACCGGGTCGTGTATCACCACACGGGCGGCAATTTCGAGGGCTCGCTGAATTGGGTTTTGAATCCGGCCTCCCAGGTGAGCTACCACTACATGATCGACCAGGCCGGGCGGATCTTTCGCACCGTCCCCGAGGCCGATACGGCGTGGGCGAACGGGACCTGGGACATGAACCAACGGGCGATCTCGATTTGCGGCGATACGTCGAATTGGCCGGCCGCGATGCGCGACTCGTTCGTGTGGCTGACCCGCGACGTGTGCGGCCGCCGGCGCATCCCGATCAATCGGGCCGCCATCATCCGACACCGCGAGGTGCCGGGCCACCCCGGGACGCAGTGTCCCGGCACGCTGCCGATCGACGAATGGGTCAACCTCGCCGCCGGCGGGGCTCCCGTCGCACCCGGAGGAGGTTTCCTTGACATGCTGAGCGACACCGAGCAGCGCATCCTTTACGACCGGATCGGGCTCCTGTATTGGGCGCTTTGCGACGAGCCGGTCCGGCTGATCGGGATGAACGCCGGTCATGCGGTCGTCAACACGCACGAGTGGAGTTTCGACACGCTGATACGGGTAAAGCGCCTCGAGCACGAGGCGGGTCTCGCGGCAGCGCCCGCCGAGACGTCGCACGAGCCGCCGGAGGGCGCCCGCGGCGAGGCCCCGGGGGATTCGCCCGCCGCCGATAAAGGGGGCGCGTGATGGCTCGAGTGTGGATCGGTCCGAATGAATCGGTGACCGTCGAGGTGGTCTCGGATACTGAGCTGGTGGCGACCTACATGGGCGGCGGGCTGCCGGGCGTGCCGGAGGACGTCGTCGTCACCACTAACCGCGGCTCGGCGACCGCGAGCGGGGCCTACACGCCGACCCCGCACCCGCCGGCGGGCCCGACCATCACCTCGGTCACGCCGGACGCGGGCCCGGGCGGAACGCGGGTAACCATCCGGGGGACCGGTTTCGAGCGCTAGGCCTCGGCTACGCTAGGGCTCGCGAAACCCTCGCCCTAGTCGGCGGCCCCGGGCCCGTCCCCCCCAATGACAAAGCGCCCGGGGCCTTTCTAGGCGGCTCGTCGGAGCGTGTCGAGATCCACCTCGAGCGCGGCTGCGATTGCCTGCACGGAGCGAAACGAGAGCGGCCGGTGCAGCGAATTACCCTCGCGGAGGACGTTCGCCACGGTTTTCGCCGCGTACCCGCACCGCTCGCCGAGCTGGCGGTAGGTCCAACCCCGGCGAATCCGCGCGGCGTCCAGCGGGGCGAGGTCCCAGAGCTCGAGGTCGATGCTCACGGTAGGTCCGCGCTGCGCGCCTCGGTACGGTTTTCGCGGCCGGGTCCTCGACGGACGGACCGGCTCGATGTGCAGCGCCGGGGTGATGCCCTGCAGGCGAAACAGGACGTCGTCGAGCTCGAGCCCGAATACCAGGATCGCGCGCTCGAGCGTGTCGAGTTTCATCCGGCGTTTCCCGGCGGTCCATTTGTAAAGGCTGGCGTAGTTGATCCGCGCCGCCGCGCACCAGTCCTGCATCGTCAAGAAATGCGCCATCCGCGCCGCAGTGATCCGCTCCCAATCGACCTCGTCGAGCGTGACCTGAAACCCGGGCGAGAGCCCGAGCTCTTTCAACGTCGCCATCGTTAACCCCCGACTGAGAGTGAGGGCGCGACCGGCACCAGCTGGCCCAGCTGGCACGAGACGACCCCGTTTTGATCCACGACTGGCGCCATGAGCGAGGACACGTACTCGGTCCCGTCGCTGGCCGTGTAGGACACGCACACGCCGAGCGAGCCGGTGCTCACGGGCGGGCCCGTAGCTCCGCGTGGGCCGGCCTGGCCGGTCGCCCCGGGGATGCCTGCAGGCCCCGGCAGGCGGTGCGTCGCGAGGTAGATCCCGACCCCGAGAATCGCGACCAGCAGGGCGACCACCAGGCCGTCCCGGGTAAGCCTGTACCAGTTACGCTCGCGCACGTCGATGTCCCCCCTTGTGTCGGCGCTCGCCCCGGGCCCGGGCATCGTCGGCGGCGCGCTTTAGATCCTGCAGCCGGACCGGCTCCTGGGTCGTCCACATGCCGGCCGACCCCTCGCGCGTGCGCGTGCGCGTGCCGGCGCGCATTATGCGCGAGGGAATCGTCTCGCTCGTGATGTTGCGCGGCGGCCGGGTATCGCCGTCCGAGCGGGTCGAGGCGACGAACACGCGCGAGGCGTCCCC